CTAATTGTGATTATAGTGGATTTTTAAATAATGGACCTGAAGGACCAACTGGACCAACTGGACCTGAAGGTATTCAAGGACCAACTGGACCAACTGGACCTGAAGGTATTCAAGGACCTACTGGATTTTTTGAAGGACAAGTTAAAAGTGATTTAATACCCGATCAAGATAATGTTTATTCTATTGGTTCTGCTGATAAAAAATTTAAAGATTTATTTGTTAGTGCTAATACTATTTTTGTTGGAGATGCTTCAATTGGTTCAAGTGGAACTGAAATATTACTACCTACAGGTTCTACTATTGGAGGTGTTAATCCTGGAACAATTGTTATTAAAGGAACAGTTGATAATACAAGTGAATTACCAACAGATGCTTTAGTTGGAGATGGATATATTATAGGACAAAATTTATGGGTTGCTGTAGTAGATAATCCACCAGATGTTAGTGGATGGTCTGATGTTGGTGAAATCAAAGGACCAAAGGGGGATACAGGTGATATAGGTCCCACAGGTCCAAAAGGAGATACTGGTAACACAGGTCCTGTTGGTGAAACCGGTCTAAAAGGTGATACTGGTGATATTGGACCTACTGGACCTTCAGATGGACCTACTGGTCCTCCTGGTCCTCCTGGACCTCCTTATGTATTAGTGTCTGATCCAGTTTATAATTTACCAACACCTTTAACTGATACAGCAATGAGTATTGTAAAATCATCTTTATCACCTTATAATTTAACAAATTTTTATCCCTCTTTTTCAAATTCAGTAGAAAAAGGTGATTGTATTTATTATGCTATTAAACCAAGTCAGGGCATCGGTGCATATTTACCAGAAGGTGAAAAATATAATGTTGTATGTTATAACAAAAATACAGAAGAAAATACTTTTATTATTCCAAATGAAATAGAATTAGAAATATATAATGATATAGAAGGTGATGGTAATTTTGGACAATTTAAAACAACATTTATTTCAAGTATTATTGATTATAGTGAAAATGAATTATTATTAGTAGGAACTTTTAATCGTGTGAAATTATTAGGAGAAACTGAATATACAAATTCCAAATTCATGTTAATTCATAATATTGACAATGGAACTTTTTATTTACCACAAATACTTGGAACTGCAAATAAAATAATAGAATGTTCATTTAATCCTGCGTATGGCAATGATGCTATATATATGAATTCTTTACTTGATAAAGAAAATAACATAATTTATTTTTGGACACAACGATTTTTCAGATTAAAAAATGTAGATGATGATGAAATAACTGGAATTGGAATTTTTAATATTAATATGAGCAATAATTATTATTATTATAACCCTGATATGCAGGGTGATTATAATTTTGCACTTTATAATAGTAACGTGTATACATTTAACAATAGTATTTTAAATAAAATAACTTATGATGGTAATAACACATTTACTGTCAATAATTTTGAACTTGATGATTCAATTCAGTCTATTCATCCATTGGGAAATCTTCTTGTTGTAAATACAAGATATAATAGTACAACTAAAACAAGTGGTGCATTTTTTAATGGAGATGATTTCAGCAATCTTCCGAATGGAGGTATATATTCGGATACAAATATTGGTGGATTTTTAGGTAATAATGAAATTTTATTATTGCCAGAATATTTTCAAACTGATTTATTAACTGCTGATAATACTACAAATTTTGGTAAATTTGGAGTATTATTAAAATATAATAATGATACCAATACTTATTATTATGAATCAAGTAATTTTACAGAACCATATTACACAAAAGGATATAATGTTTTAAGTGTTCCAACTGTATTTATAAATAATAAATTTTTAGGCATAGATTATAATATATTCCAGAATGATAGAGTAAATGCAAGATTAACTGAAGTAATAGATGCCAATGTTTTAGATATTGTTTATAATGAAACATTAATACAAAAATTATTAAATAAAGGTTCAAGTGTTAATTTATTATTCACTACTGAAGATAATGAATGGATGCAAATAACATAAAACATTTTTTAATTAAATATATTTTAATATTAAAATATATGAATTATAATTTTTCTTGTGATTTTGGAACATCAAACACAGTAATATCATATTTAAATAATTCTTCGAATATTGAATATATTAATGATGAAATTACTGGTGATATTTTAATTCCTTCAACTATATATTTTTTAAATGAAAAAATAAATGCAAATTTACAATATGAAGATTTAGAATTTAATAAACATTATATTATTGGAAATTCAGCAAAAGAAAATTACAATATGTTTAAAAATGGAGAATCTTATTTTTTTCAGTTTAAACGATTTTTAGGAATGCATGTAAATTCCCCTAATTATGATATTGATTTTATTAAAAAATATAATGTCAAATATGATATTAATGATACATTGATATATTTTTATATACCTACAAATAATGAAGATAAATATATAAAAATATCAATAATAGAATTAACAACACTTTATTTAAAAGCATTAAATAATTTAATTAAATCATCATTAAATATTAATGAAACAATTAAAATTTATATTTCAACACCAGCTTATTTTAATGATTTACAAAAAAATCAACTTAAAACAGCTTTTAAAAATTCAAATTTTAATGTATTAAAAATATACAATGAACCCACTTCAGCATCAATTTATTATATAACCAAATATTATGAAAATTTAGATGAAAATTCAAAATTTATTATATTTGATTTTGGATGTGGAACATTAGATATAACAACAGTTAAATATTATTATGAAGAAAAATTAATAGAAATTATTGATGTTTATGGTAATAATTGTTTAGGTTCAGTTGATATAGACCATATAATAGTTAATGATATTTATTTAAGATATAATATTGATGTTGATAATAAAAAATGGGCTAAACGAATTCTTAAATATGCAGAAGAAATTAAAATAAAATTATCATTTACAGATAATTATAAAATAGTATTGGAAAATGTTCCAATAAATAACAATGGAAAAATAATAGAAAAAGAATTTTTGGAAATCTCATATAACATTTCATATTTAAATAATTTATTATCTGAAATAACTAATAAAATAATATCACCATTAAAAGAAATCAATAATAAAGAAGAAAATATCAAAGATATTATTTTTGTTGGAGGTGGTTCATTATTACCACTTTTAAGAAATAAAGCTCAAGTAATATTTAATATAAACAATACTTTTTTAAATGACAGTGTATTATTTAAATCAATTGTAGCAAATGGTTCTTGTATAATGAATAAAATATTACAAAATAAAGAAGATTTGTGTATGATTGATATAACACCTATGGATATAGGATTAATGAGTTCTAATAATAATATAATAAATATTATACCTAAAAATTCAAAAATACCAACAAAAAAAGAATATATATTTACAACATCTTATGATGGTCAAAAATCAATTATATTTGAAATTTGTGAAATAAAAAATATTGCTTATTCATATTATATAACTGGAATACCTCCTTTAAAAAAAGGCTCAATATTAATAAAAATAATGTTTAAAATTGATAATAATGGTTTATTAGATATTAATATTAATGGAATTACTAATGGTGAAAACTTAGAAATGTCTAAAAGAGATTTTAATTTAAAAAAAGATATTAAATTAATACCAAAATATAAAATGAAAGAAATATTAAAAAAAATTTATAAAACACAAAATATAAATAAAAAATAATTATATAGATATTATAATTATAATGGGAGAAAAATTGCAAATAATTACAAATGATATAATGAATATTTTTTCTAAAAATAATGAAACTGTTTCAAAAAGTGAATGTAATGAATTATTAGATATAATATTTGAAGTCTTATTTAACAAAAAATTAAAAAAATCTAATTTTGAAGAAATATTTAATACTTTATCAAAAAATAATGAAAAATGTTTAACTAAACACGAATTGGAACCAATAATAAATTCTTTTATGGTTTCATTTGATGTTAATTATATTTCAAATTCAGAAAATTTTAAATCACAAGATGATATAATTTGTATTAAAATGAAAAATTCATTGCCAATTAATTATTATTTAAAAAAAATGGACGATTAAAAAATTTTTTTATTTTTTGTTTCAAACTTATTTTATTTTTATATAAAGGAAGTTTCATTAATTCTATTGCTGTGTCTATTACAGAATTATAATTATCAATTAAATCATTATTAAAAATTATTTTTTCTTTATTTACCAGTAATATTAAAAATAATTTTACAATATCACCAGAATATGCAATTCTTTCATTTTTATTTATTTTAATTTTTAATTCTGTTAATATTAAATATGTTTTATTTATTAAAATTAATAATTTAGGAATTTTATAAATATTCTCATTATGAATTATTTCCAATAATGTATTTTCAATATTTTCAAAATATTTGATTTTTTCAATTGATAATTCAATCATAATATTTATAATTTTTTCATTAACATCCATACTAAATAAATCTATTAAATTTGAATTTATTTTAATTTTTTTATAATCAATAAGTTCTATTTCTTCCATTATTATAAATATTTTTTATTATTAAAAAATTGTGTATTAAAATACTTAAATGTATATATATATATAATCAATTAATGATTGTTAAAAATTTTGATACAGTTTTTAAAGAACAAAAAAAATAAATGTTTCTAAAGAATATATTATTAAAAATGTTTTTGATTTAAGTAATATTAAAAACAATATTCATTATATTAAAACAATAAAAATACAACCATATTCAAAAACAGATGAAATTAATAAATTGATACAAAATAATTTTATAAATATTAAAATTGGAGGAGAAAATTTTTATGAAAGAAATAATGATGAATTAAAATGTTGTATTGATAATAATGATTTTATTGAATATGATATTGATTTTACTTCTCCAATATTTTTCAAATATCATTTAATGGAATTAACATTAAGTTGTTATAATTTTTTATATAAAATTATTATTGATGGATATTGTTTTGAAAATATAGAAGAATTAGTTAAAGATGATAATATGTATGAATATTATCATAATGATAAATATTATTTTAAAGATGACGAAAATGTATTTGTTTGTAGGTCAATGAGTGGAATGTGTGGTTATAGTAATAATAAATTATTTAACTGGTATAAAAATAATTTCACTCTATTTAATAAAATAGAAAATAATAAAGATAATAATATATTAACTATTTTAAATAAATGTAAAAATAATACAGAAGAAAAAATATTTATCAATGAAGATAAAAGATATATTTTATATTTTATTAACAATATTTTTAATAATTATGAATTATTATATTTTGTATCATCTCCAAGAATGGTTGATGAATTAACTGGAATTAAATATGAAAAAATATTAAAAGATTATAATGGTTATTTAATTGGTGGTTATCATACAAAAAAATTAGAAATATCTTATATTGAAAATAAAGATAATTTATATAGTCTTAAATTTATAATTCCAAGAGATGGAGATTTAATTTATAAGATTAAGATAAGAAATAAACTATCTAAATTTGATAATGTTGATGATAGCATTAATATTAAAATTAATTCATATGAAAAAAATACAAATATTAATGAATTAAATGATGTTATTGAATTAAATAATTTAATTAAATTTGACCCTTATAATCCTATTAATTTAACTATTACTTTTGATAAATATTATATAGAATATATGTATGATTTATATTTAGATATTGGATATTGTAATTGTAATAATCCTTTAAGAAAAGAAGTTTTAACAACAGATATGGAATTAAAATTAGAATAAATCACTATTTTTTTAAATTATATTTTATATATAATAGTTATATGAAAATACATTTTTGGACTTTAAAGGGTAGAAGAAAAACTAATCAAGACGCCCATACTATATTTAATAATATAAATGGTAATGATAAAAGTAAAAATGATATAATTATTTTAGGTTGTTATGACGGACACGGAGAAGAAGTTGAAGGAAAGGGTGATTGTATATCAAAATTTTTATCTAATAATATTCCAGAAATATATGGTAATTTAAAATATAAATATCCATTTAATGATACTTTTCATAAAAAAGTATTTGAAATATTACAAAGAAAATGTTTAGAAAATAAAGAAGCGTATAGAAGTGGTTCAACTTGTGTAATAAGTATAATATATAAATATGATGGAAAATTAATTATGGAAGTTATTAATTTAGGCGATTCAAGATGTGGAATAATATATAAAAATAATAATTTTTTACAAATAACAGAAGATCATTCGCCAGATAATCCAAAAGAAAAACAAAGAATAGAGAGTATGGGAGGTAAAATAATAAAAGATAGTTATGGAATAAGTAGAATAAATGGATTGAGTGTATCTTGTGGAATTGGCGATTCTGAAATTAATTACATATCACATAAACCAGATATATTTAGAAAAATTATAACAAATGATATTAAATATATAATATTAAATTGTGATGGATTAGTGGAAAGTTTAACAAATGAAGATATAGTTAAATATATACATAAATATAAAAAATCAAATAATATAGCCAAAGAATTAGCATTAAAAGCATATAAAAAAGGAAGTGATGATAATATCAGTGTAATTCTTTTAGAATTTTAGTTACCATAAAGACATTGTCTGGAACAATATTGACTATATCTATCAGGACCCATTTCAATTCCACAAAAACAACAAGGATTTGAATTTTCTGAAGTTTCATTATTTGAAAAATCAAATTCAATATCACTTGAAACATCATTTTCATTATTTCTTTTAAAAAACTGAGTAATTTTACTCTGACAAGTTTTTTTTGATGATTTTTTTTGACTTGTCATTGTTAATTATTATATGTATATGAGATTATAATTATTTCAATTTTTATTTACAAAAATTTAAGTATTTTACACATTGCAATTCCACAGGTTTCAATTATCATACCACCATTTACATAAGCACCATATACTTTATGATCGTCATCTGCTTCCAAAACTAATAAATAAACTCTTTCTTCACTTTCATCTGTTTTTCCCACAAAATCTTCATTAAAAAATGTTACTAATTTATATTTATCATAAATTGACAAATATTTTATTCCTGTTGATTTCATTTTATTATGTTGTTCTTCTGTTAATTCATCTACTAATATACTATGACCTCCTGTAATGATTAAATCCTTTGTTAATAAATCATTTTTACTTTTATTCATAACAAAAAATTTACTCATTCGATTTTTTGTACTATTAAAACATCTTTGTCTAAAAATATGTTTTACTTTTACATAACCCTCTTCATATGTTTTAACTAAAAATCCTGGTTTAATATCTTTAATATTAATATATTTTTCTTCATTATCTACATAACATAAAAAGTCTGTTGATTCATGAACACAAGCTAAACCACTATCAGAAATGGTCCAATTTGTTCCTTGGATATTTGTTAAATTAGTACGTGCTGCTTCACCATCATCATTATAAGTTGATGTTGATGCCCCCAATGTAATATTTGAAGGTGTATTTTGTAAATTATTCCATCCAATAAGTGTGTCACTGTAATTGGCTATACTTAAATCAGTATTATCTAACATATTACTCATATCAGTTGCACTACTTATATCCCAACTTCCCAAATTTTGATTGAAATTAGATGCACCTTTAAATGTTGCACTAAAATTTGCAACAGTAGAAACATCAAAAGTAGAAACATCTTGATTATAATTAGTGGCACCTTCAAACATTCGTGTTAAAGAAGAATTAGATAATAAAGTAGGCAATCCAGATGGAACAGTTCCAGTGTAATTTAATAAAGATGAACCAGCTCTTGAAAGAGGTATAGAATTAAAATCATTAACAGCCATGTTAGTAGAAGTAGTAATAGCATTTAAATTTAAACCATCATTTGTTGTTCCATTATCAGAGAAAATAAAATCTCTATAAACAATTGTATTTGAACCACTAACTTCAGTTGATTTTTGTAAAGTTGTAAATCTGCTATCTGTATTAATAATAGGTTCATCACTTGACACATAATCAGATGTTGGTAAAGTATATTGAAATAATGAACTACTAACTAATGAACCACCAGTAAAAGTCCAACCATATGTATTTATTAGTGTATTTCTATATGTTTCCCCAGTTGAACTATAATTAGCATTAGTTGCAACAGTCATATTTGAAGTAGGTGTAGATTGAGAAGCCCAACCTTCTAATGTTTTATTAAAATTAGTAATTGATATATTAGTACTTTCTATAATTTGACCAATATTAATCGCTAAATTAGTTACATTTAAACTACCTATATTTTGATTAAACAGAGAACATCTTGCAAACATTGAATCGATTTGATTTGTACTTGTTGTATTAAAATTAATAGGTTGATTAAATAAAACACAATCTTCAAACATATAAGCAAATGTTGTAACATTATTTGTATTAGTAAAATTAACGGGTGAATTAAAATCAGAACAATTTTTAAACATATATTGACACTTAGTATTAGATGTCATAACCAAATTCATAGGATTATCACCAGAACCAGATGAAGCCCCATTATTGAAAATACTATTTTCAAACATTAGATACATAGTAGTAACATTAGATGTATCCCATGAAGTATATGTTGTTGAACTATCTTCCAATATAATTGTTTCAGAATACATATTTTGATTATACCTATTGACATAAGAACTATATAGGATCCATTTACGAAAAGATCTTTCAAAAGTAGTTACACTAACAGTATTCCATCTTAAAGGTGTTGTATATGAATTTTCAATTTCTCCATTATTAAAATTAAAAGCTGAATCCAAAATTCTATACATATCTGTAACATTTTTAACATCACAAGAAATATAATTATATGTTGTTGAACCATTTGTAATTGTTATATATTTTGTTCCAATATATTGATTAAAATAAGCACAATAGTTAAACATTCTTAACATATTTACCACATTAGTTGTATTCCAATTAAGAGGTTTTGTTCCAGCTATTCCAAAAGTATTTGCTTCACTATTATTAAAACTTTGTAAAGGAGTTGCATTTCCTGTTCTATAAAACATATAACTCATATCAGTAACATTTGAAGTATCCCAAGCTAAGTAATCACTTCCATTATTTGCTATTTTTGAACTTATATTTTTATTAAATGTATAAGCATTATAAAACATATAACTCATATTGGTAACTGTTGATGTATCCCAATCACCCATATCTTGATTAAAATTACTTGCTCCATAAAACATTTCAAAACAAGAAGTATTTACTAATAAAGTAGGGATATTTGTACTTGTTAAAGGAAATGAACCTATATAATTTTTAAATTGACTTCCTTGTCTTGACATAGGAATACTATCAAAATCATCTATAGTTATATTTCCTGGAGTTGTAATTGTTCCATTTAAATATAAACCATCTATTGATGAATTTCCACTATCATTAAAAACATAAGTCCATGATACTATTGTATTTGAACCACTAACATTTGTTGTTTTTGTTAAAGTTGTAAAACTTCCATCTGTATTCACAAATGGACTATCTAAATCATTATAATCTGTTGTAAATTGAGTATATTGAAATGTTCCACTATATGATGACATAATATAGTAAAATAAAAAAAATATTTATTTGTATAAATATTTACAAAAATTTAAGTATTTTACACATTGCAATTCCACAGGTTTCAATTATCATACCACCATTTACATAAGCACCATATACTTTATGATCGTCATCTGCTTCCAAAACT